AAGAAAGTTCGCAGCTGAGAACCAGTATTCATAGTTTGATGTTGTTGGCTTGTGAAATCTTTCGACAAGCTGAACTTCATCAGATATAGTAATTACTTCACCGACTGGACCCCAAGAGAACACACCTGCAAAACCACCTATTGAAGTGGCGACTGAAGGCACAATAGTAGTGAGATCGATCTCACTTGTATTTACGCCTGGTGATAACTGAAATGCCATGGATTTCTCCTTTTAAATTAAGAGGTCAAATTAAATATAATTTTTCTTTATTGTCTATTTATTAATTTATAAAATTGAAGAATAACCGTCTTTTGACCATAAATCTCTGCCATCATTGTCAATTTCTTCTGTTCTACCATCATCTATTATGCCGACTGGTGTTAATTCTTCATCTGTTAACATATTTTCTTGAGCTAAAAGTATCTTTCTTATATCAACATTTGTTTCATCTTTAAAGTAACTTTGAGCTGTCAACCAACCAAATAAGACTAATCCCATCACTAAATCGTCATTATTTCCTTCTTCTGCTTCATAACTATCTCTAACTCTAACAAATGTATTCAATTCTGCGATTGTATCAAAGTCATTTACAACTAATTTATCACTTTCAATTAGAGTTTTTAAGTTAGCACAACCAATTTTTTTCACAGATTTAGTTGTTTTTATACCAAAGTGGGAGTTTCTTTTGTAGCCACCAGAGATTCTTTGACCTTTAATTCTATGGTGGTCTAATTTATAGATATTTTCATATTCTAACTCGTAATGTAAAATATCTACACATTGTTGTCCAATATTATTAGTTTCAATTAAAACATGAGCTGTATTATATCTTGTTGCTAATGAAAATATAACAGTAGGAAAAAATAATAAAGGCAACTTATTATTTCTATATTTTGCTACTTGTTTGTATGGTGTTTGTGTTGCATCTATAATATTAATTGTTGAATAATCTTGTCCAACTCCTTCTGAACAATCAACAGTAGCGACATATACATGACCTTTTTTAGGCTCTTCATATATGTCTAAAAATTCTTCTTGTTTTACTGGATTAAAAAATGCAAGATTTCTTAATTTAACACCACTTACTAATGTGGCTGATGAACCTATAAATTCTGTTTCAAACTCTTGTCTGAATTGTTCTTCAGAAGTATTTCGTATTGTTTCTTCTTTCCATTTGTCATCTCTACCTGGTACCATAGACCAGTGGACTTCAATAGGAGTATATGTTGACCTTTTTTCAATAGCATCAGTCCACATTTTATAGAATTGATTTAGTCCATTTGGTGTAGAAACGATAATTACTTTTGTTGTTTTACCAGATGAGATAACAGGATATGTTGATGTAAAGAAGTCTTGGGCCATATTGTGTGGTACAAATGCAAACTCATCTAAAAATACCATGTTGTATGTTCCACCTCTGATACCTGAAGCTGATGTTGCATATGCATATATTTTAGAACCGTTTTCTAATTCTATATTACCTTTATTCCAAACTACAATACCTTGTTGTAGCCAAAGAGGTAAATATTCATATGCTTTTTGTAATCTTCCTAATATCTCACGAGCAAGAGAACCTTTGTTTGCTAAAATACCAATCGTATAGTCTACATTAAATAATACTGCCCATAACATATAACCAACAGTTGTTGTAGTTTTACCAACCTGTCTAGGCATTTTACAAATTGAAAATCTATTATCGTGAAACTTTTGAACCATTTCTTCTTGAAACGGCCACATATCAAATGGAACTAGACCTTTATCAACATGAACAATTTGAACATATTTTTTAATAAAATGAATTGGGTCTTCGGAACATTTTAAAATTTCTTCTACTTGTTCCTCTGTGTAAGATATTTCAATGCCAACTTTTTTCAGTCGGTCATTTCCAAGATAACCTTTGTCCATTTACTTGTTTTTCTTTAGAAACTTTACTAATTCTGTTGTAGAACCTACAAATACAGCTTTATCTACATTAATTTTTTGAGAAGCATTTTCTTTAGGTTCCAAGTCCTTCTCCCTTTTATGTATCTCTAACAAGTCTTTGTTTATTTCAGATAAGTTTTTTATCATATTAGCCGCAACCTCATAAGCTCTTGGTTGCTCTGATTCTTTTGCTACATGAAGTAAGTTTTCAATAGCACTATTGCCTTTATTAATCAGATTTTTTATATTTGTTTTAGCAAAATCAGCATCATCTTCATGTGATGATTTTTCTGTTTGTATAACTTCAGGTAGATTTTCTGGTTCTTCTACTTTGATAATTGGATTGACATTTAGGGCTTCTGATAATTTTTCATTTACTTTCTTCATAATGTATTTGGATATTCTGTTATTGTTTCTGCAAAACCATATTCGTCATCTATATTAGCAGTATTAGGTAGTGGAGTTGTTGTAACAATTAATGCTTTCAATGGTTCTGAATCTAAAGTTGATATTGTAAATGAAGCGTTTGATACATCACCAACTATCTTATCACCTGCTGATAATAGTTTAGTAAGACCATCTGCTACTACAACACCATTTGAATTGTTACTAAAGTATCTAATAACACCTGTAATGTTATTAGCTTCGTTTCTTATTGTTTCACCTTCTAGGAAATAATTTGTTCCGTTTGCATAATCAACTGTAAACTTTTGTGTATCTCTAGTTTGAGTTTCGATATACAAATTAGTATTTGCTTGAGTAATATAATTGGCATTTGTAACTGGTGGCCAAATGTAACCTTTAACAGTAAATTCTAAATCCCAAAATATCAATCTTGTAGACATCATATCACCCTCATAATCAGTAGAATTACTTACTGAATCTAATATGATTGGCATATCATATTTTTGGTCCATTTCAGATATAAAGTTAACTGTTACATTATAATCTGGTGTAAAGAAAGGCAATATTTGTTCAATAATTTGAGCACCATCTTCTGTATTTCTAACATAGATTGACATAGAAAAACTAAAATTATATGGCACAGGAACATATTGTGCCTGCATTGATGTTGAAGATGTATTAGCTGAATAATTTCTTAATGTAGATGGTAATTTTCTACTCGGATCATATGACATAGCAGTCATATCAAATGATATTCTAGGAACAACAGCATTTACAGCTTTAGTTAAATTTGGATCAGATGTTATTCTTGTAATATATTTTTCTTTTGAACCGTATGAAAGAGGAACTTTAAACTTTTCTTTTGTTGTATTGCCGTCTTTTGTTCTTCTTGTAATATAGATATCATTAAAAACTGTACCAAAAGCTACAACAACTTTTCGTATTGTTCTATTGTAAAAATGTTGATTGCCTAACATTATGCATCACCAAACGGGTTAGATTCAGAGAAATCAATAATTGCATCAGCTTCTGTTTCTATTCTCTTATTATCTTGTATATCTTCAAAAGCATCATTCATAAATGCGTCATCATCTTGACCATCTGAATTTGTTGTTGCATATGCACCACTTGTATTTCCTATTGTATTAGATGATGCTGAGAATGTGCCTTGAACTCTGATAATATCAACAGTATTAGCTGTACTTCTCCAATCATGGACAACTGCTTGTGCAGAAGCATTTGCTAATGTGCCGTCTGTTGATTGAAAAATAATTTCATCATTAGCAAATGTTCCTGAATATGTAGAAAATATTAATTGACTTCTTGGATATAAATCTCTAATGTTATCATCTATTTCTGCTACACCTGTATCAATAACTTCATTAGAGAATACAAATTTCTTAAGTTTTAATGCATACAAATAAACATTAGCATCTCTACCACGACCTAATGTATACATCATAGCTTGATTATCTTCATGTTCTACAAAAGTTATTTCAAAAAAACCGTTAACTAAAGGAACAAAAATTAAATCGCCTTCTCTTGGTCTTTTTACTGTAGCTGTTCCTACTGAATATTGAAATCTTCTGCGAGAAACTAAAAGACTTATTTCATCTTTGACTTCTAAACCAAATTTAGATATAAAGTCACCTTCGCCATCCATACCAGTAACATTTTCCAAATACATTTCTATATTGTGGGCTGAAGTATAAGTTTTGAGTGTATCTTCACCGAATAGATAGTCTACTGAATCTCTACTTGTTCTTGGCATATAAAGAACATCCATGCCATGAATCTGCATTGATTCAATAACTAAATCTTCAACAAGTAACTGTTCAGATGTTACTTGACTAGATGGAAAATTATTAAAGTAGAAGTTTGTAGGCATTCATCTTTCCTTATCCCATGAACATGTCACTTGGTAGAACATTGAACGATTGCATTTCTTCTTCAATTTTATCAATTTGAGCTTTAGCTTCTTCCATTATTCTAACACCATCAAAAGTAACACCACCTGGCATCTGTATACCAGCAAATTTAGAAAGATTAGAACCCCATTGGTATTTTATTTTTGCTGTTGCATATTCTTTTAAAAATCTATCATTCCACACATCAGAATAACCTGCTTGTGTCATTGTCACATTAGCAATATTGGCTGATAAATCTCCAACAATTTGTATTTCTATATGACGAGGCTCTTCAATAAGCTTCTCCATATACATATCGTCATTCCCAAAGGCTGCTTTAGATTCTTGTCTGGCAGACTCCCAAGCTTCTTTTAATTTTTCTGGTTTCCAAACGGCACGCATTCCTTTTCCACCACCTCCAGCAGATGCTTTAAGCATAACTGGGTAGCCTGTTTCTTCGGCAAGTTTTTCACACTCTTCAAAATCTTCAATAGCACCTTCACTCCCTGGTACGCAAGGTACTCCTGCT